GGCCAGCCCCCGAGCGCCGGCCACCACCGCCCCGAACGTGGCCAACCCCCCGGCCAACACACCCACCGCCCACACCACCCGGAGCCACGGGCGCCACGGCCTAGCCATCGGACTCCCCCGGTTGGGTGACGGCCGTGGTCACACACTCCCCCGTGTCCCCGTCGTACACGAATAGGCGGGACTCCCCGAAGCGCTCGGCCAGCTCCACCGCATAGAGCCCGTCCGCTTCGGCTTCCCGCTCTACCTCGGCCTCGTGATCCTCGGCCGTGATCCCGTACTCACGCCACACCCGGCCCCCGGCCGTGAGCCGGAACACCAGCCCACCCGGAGCCCGGCCCGGATCTATCCGCTCCCACTCCGGGCTAGCCATCGGTGTCCGGATCCCGTTGGCCGGCCTCTATCCCGGTGATCCACTCCCGGCGCGGACGGTACGGCGGCGGATCCGGGCGTCCGCCCCGTCCGCCCCGTGCGGTCAAGTCCGGATCCCACGGCGGCGGCCACTCCGGTTGAGTGAGCGTGAGCCCCGGCCCGAGGTTGGCCAGCCCCTCCCGCAACACCCGAGCGATCAGCCACGGGGCCGGACACCCCCGCTTGTCGGCCTCGGTCTTGGCCAGCTCCCACAAGTCCCGAGGTATCCGGACGGTGGCGGTGGTCCGGCGCCGGCCTACCACGGGGACGGGGTGGGCTCGGGCGGGACGTGAGTCCCGTCCCCTCTTCGCTGATTGCAACTCCGGCACGCGGCCCGGAGGTTGGCGTCCACGTCCTCGCCACCGAAGCGGCGGGGGACCACGTGATCCACGTGGCTCGCTCTACCCTCACACCCCGGCGCTTGGATCTGGCACACCCCACCGTCCCGAGCCAGGATCCTCCGCCGTGTCCGGGCCCACGCTCCGGACCACCGGGCCGGCGCCGGCCGTGTCACCGGGCCCGAGCCCGGCGCCGGCTTGGCTCGTGGCACGGATGCTCCCAAAGCTCGTGGCAATCCGCGCACACCGTCCGAGCGTGGGCGTCCACCGCGGCGGACGGCACCCACACGTGGGGGCCGAGCTGGTCCGAGCCGGGAGCGTGAGCGCCACACCCCGGCGCGCCCACCAGCGCGGCCGTCCGGCACGCTTGGCAGCTCGGGTGAGCCACCGTCCCCCCGCTCGGTCTTGCCATCTCGCAAGAGTAGATCCCGGCCCGTGAGATCAGTCCGGAAGGTCGGACAGGTTGGGGGTCGGGGCGTGAGTTGCCACCCACGTGGAGGATCGGCGCGGGGCGGCCACCGCGCGGGGTTTATTCATGGGGGTTTCTAGAGGGTCGCGCGCGCCCGGTCGCGCGGGTGTCGCGCCCCCGGTCGCGCGACCCGTCGCGCCCCCGGTCGCGCGGGTTGTGGATAGCTCGGCGGCTAGGTCGCGCGCCCGGTCGCGCGGGTCGGAGGTATGTCCGTTTGCTCCGTATTCCAACACCGGGAACGGGCCCCACCGGGTGGTCCGGCCCGGCCGGCGCTCCACCCCCACGATCTCGGCCGCTTCGATAGCAACCAGCGCTCGGATCACCCGGTGTTCACCAAAGCCCGTCTTGTCTTGGATCTCGGCCCGTGAAGCCCAAGACCACCCGGACTTCCGGTTAGCCCAATAGGCCACGGCCACGAGGACGGCCCGAGCATCGGGGGACAAGCGCTTGGCCTCGCCCATTTCCATCGCCCATTCCATTTGGTAGCCGCTCACCGTTGGGGCCGGCCATCTCTACCGTCCCACGCTCGTGATCCACTAGGTTGAGCCACGACACCACACCGTCCCTTTCCAGACGTTGGCTTGTCCCGGCGCCCACCCTTGCCAAGAGGGTGGGCGCCACTTGTTTACACCCGGTGCGGTCGCTCCGCCACGGGCTCTTTAGCTTCGCTTGCTAACTCACCGGAGGATCCGCTCCACGTCCGCCCGGTCCCCCGGCCGCCACACGTAGGCTTCCGCCCCGGCCGCGGCGAAGTCGTCCAGCCAAGCCCATTGATCCCGGCTCACCCGGCCGTCCTCGGTCTTAAGCTCGGCCACCACCAGCCGGGGCGGCCGGAGCAACACGAGATCGGGGAAGCCGGGATCGGAGCCCCGAGAGTTGAGGGTGTGATACCTCCGCCACGGCGGCCGAGCCACCCGGACGGCGTAGTCCGTCACCCACGAAAGCCACGCGGCCTCGTCCTCGTGGAGTCTCGCCGGCTTGGAGCCCGAGCGGAGCGGCCGGGAGCGAAGCGGGGGGCTCACGCTGGCCGCTTATCGGTGAGCGCGCGCCGGATCCGCCGTATCTCGGCCCCGCCCATCTCGGCGCGGGACAAGCCGGGAAGGTGGAGTTGCTCGGCCGCGGGTGGGATGGTGAGCTGGACGGGCGGCGCCGGCATCCCCGGTAGCGCCATTTGCTCGCCCCGCCACCACATGGGCTCCCGCTCGGGCTCGGGCTCGGGCTCGGGCTCCACGTCCTCGGAGTCCCCCCGCCACATGGGCTCGGGCTCCACGTCCTCGGGCCGGGCGGCCCGCTTGTTGCGGGGGCTCACGGGGATCCCCGCTTCCGGGCCCGACACTTCCCCTCGGAGGTAACGGCGGACGGCGGGGATCCCGCCGTGAGGCTAGGCCCGAGGGTGGGGGTCGGGGGGCCGGGATGGTAAGCGCCGGCCATGGCCACTAACTCGCTTTCGGCTTCCCGTAGCGCATATAGGCGGCTTGCCCGGTGGTCCCGAGCGCTTCGCCTATGGACTTCCACGAGTACCCGTCCATCCGGAGCCCGTCGATCCCGTCCCGGATGGCCGCTTCCAACTCGTCCCGGATCCCCACCAGCTCGCGCAAGTCGTCCGCGTCGGCGTGTCTCATCTTCCGGCCGGCAGCTCGGACCATGCGGGAAAGCATATGGACGAAAGCGTGGATATCCGTGTATTTGCCCTGGTCACGGGGGGCGACATACGGCCCGGCTTTCTTGCGTGGCGCCATCAGCCGGCCGCCTTGCTGAGCCCACACGGACACGTGTGGCGGACGGTGTGGCCGGGCCGGAAGTGGCAATGGTGGATCGTGGTCCCCGAGCCCGTCCACGAGACACACACGTCCCCGGCGTGGGCCCGGCATGGCGCCACCCGGATCCAGCCTTGTCCGAGCCCCTCGGTGTCGGTGATCCGGTACACACACCCACACTCGTCCGTGTGGGTGGTCCGGCCGTGGGCGCTCACTTCACTTCCCAATCCTTCGGGGCGATCACCCCGAGCGTGTCCAAGATCCCGGCCCGGACTCCGGCCGCGTCCTCGGTCCCCGAGCGCCAAGACCACTCCGTCCAGCCCGTCCGGGAGTGTGTCTCTAGATCGGAGATGAAGCCGTGGCCGAGCATGGCCACCAGCGCGCGGCGGACGGTGGCGAGCGCCCCGGCCCCGTGGCCAGATAGGGGCTCCCGGCCGTGGAACACCGTCACCCGAGTCACGGGCTCGGCCAGCTCGGGGAAATCGTGGCCGTTGGCGGCGCTCACGGTTGGCCGCTTTCGTCGTCCAGATAGTCCCCGTCCCGGACGAGGTATAACCCCCCATCGTCCACGTGGCTCCGGTCTACCTGGGCGGCGATCCAGCCGGCCACGGCCACGCGCTCGTCCAGCGGGGCGGCTTGGGACCACCGGGCTACGTGGTCGAACTTGAAGCGTTGGTGGAGCGCCACGGCCGTGTCCGCATCGGTGAAGCGGAGCAAGATGGCGAGCGCGAGCTGGGCGGGGCCCGAGCCCGAGTAGCCCCACGCGAAGCCCGTGGGTGAGTGGCGCCACACGGCCAAGCTCGCGTCTAGGTCTAGGCCGTCCCCGTCCACGAGGACGGGAGCCCCCCAAGACTCGGCGGTGATCCGGTTGGGTAGGGTTGGGCTCGTGGTGGTGTCTGGCATAGTCCCCACCATAGCCAACGGGGTGTAAGGATTGCTTACACCCCGTTGGACTGTACGGCGGAGCTGGTCCGGCGCTACGGGTAGCGCTCGGTGAGTTGGGATATCACCCCCTCGGCCACGCTCACGAGATCCTCCAACTCGGCCCGGAGCTTGGCCGCGTAGAACGAATCCAGCCCGTCCACGGCCTCGTGCTCCAAGAGCGTCCGGGAGCGCTTAAGCGCTTTGTACCCGGTCCCGTCCGGCCGCCACAACGAGCGGGGCGGCCGCTCGGCCTCGGGGGTGGGTTGGGGTTGCTCGTCGCGGAGGTAGCGCTTCCCGTCCACTCCGAGGATCACCGGGGGGGGCAGCTCGTCCCCGTCGCTCCGATGCTTGGCCAGCCATTGGGACACGGCCGGCCGGGACACCCCGAAGCATTGGGCGATCCGGGCTTGACTCCACCCCCGCTCGGATTGGAGCTTGCGGGCTAGCTCCGCCTTAGCCTCGGTGGTGAGATGGCGCCGGGTGACGTTGAGCCTCACGGCCCAATCCAACGCGTTGTCCGCGGTGGCGTCGGGGATCACCCGGACCTCCCCGGCGTCTATGAACTTCCGGCCGTTGGCCATCAGCGCTCGGGCCCGTTGGTGGCCGTCGATCAAGAGCCCGTCCGAAGTGATGGAGAGCGGATCCGCGAGCGGGCCCTTGCCCACGGATCGGCGGAGCCCGTCAAACTCTTCCGGGGCGAGATCGGGGAGCGGTTGGATCCCGCCGTTAAGCAAGGCTTCCAACGAGTAGCGGGACGGGGTGGGTGGGTGTCTAGTGTCTGGCATGGTAAGCAGCTTACCATATGCTTACCCTCGGGTGGTGTCACCCGGTAAGCGCCAAGACTCCGAGGTAGACCAGCTCGGCCAGCGCGAGGGCGGCCACGAGGATCGCGAGGCACACGAGCATCCACACGGCCCGGCTTTCCGGGCTCCCCCTCACGGCCGGGGCAGGCTAGCCCCAAGCGGCCGCCCACGTGTCCGGGCCGATAAGCCCGTCCTCGTCCAGCCCGGTCGCGGACTGTAACGAGTAGGCGGCCCCCTCGGTGTCGGGCCCGTAGAAACCGTCCGCGGCGATCCCGATGGCCGCTTGCCACGTGGCGAGCCCGGCCGCCCCGTTGGGCCCCCCGTGGGGCGGATAGTACCCGGACACGGACTCGGCCGGCCCGTCCGCGGGCCCGTAGTAATAGCCGGCCGGGAGCGGGAATGGGGGGGCTTCGCCGGGGGCGCCGGCCGGGGGTGGGCTTGGGGCGGGACCAGCACCCCCGGCGCGGCGGAGGATCTCGGCGCGAGCGTTCACCCGGACATCACACGGACACCCGGTTGGGTAGCCCCCCGAGCATCGGTGGTAGTTGAGCCCCGGCGTCCACGCGTCCTCGGACAACACGAGCGGGATCCCGTGGGTGGTGGCGGCCCATGCCATCAGCTCCCCGAAGAGCGCTAGTTGGTTCTCGGTGAGTGGCTCGGCCCACGGATCGGACGGACACCCTTCTGTCTCCACCCCGATCCCCGAGCCGTTGAGGGCGTCGGTCCCCCCGTGCCAAGCCCGGACGGCGGTGTCCACGTGCTGGACGGGCTCGCCGGCCTTCGGGATCCAGAAATGGGCGGACACGCGCCGGCTTTCGTACACCCCGGCCGGATCCCCGTTGCCGGCTTGGTGGTGGAGCGTGACGAATATGGGCGAGATGGCGCCGGGCCCACACGTGGACACCGGATTCCACCGGGCTCGGGACCAGCGCGCCACGGTTAGGCGTCCTCGGGCTCGGGCTCGGGCTCGCCCATCCCCTCGGTGTCGGCCGTGGGCTCGGGCTCGGGCTCGGGCTCGGGGGTGGGCTCGGTGGGGGTGTCGGTCATATCGGGCTCCCGTCCTCGGTGAAGTAGAGCCCGGCCACCGTAGGCCATTGGGCTTGGGTGAGAGAGAGCAAGTCGGCGTCGGTGATCTTGGCTTGATCCACGGTCCCGTCCCCGTTGTCCGCCTTGTCAGCGATCCCCGGCCCGGCGGCATTTAGCCGAACGAACGTCAGCACGAGCCCACCGTCGTCGCGCATCACCCCCTCGGCCACCGCCACCCAAGCCGGCCGGGCGTCATCTTTGAATATCTCGGCTTGTTGCACCGCCACCGACCGCGAGCGGGCTTGAAACCAAACATCGTCCGTTAGTTGAGCTTGGGCGTGATATGACACTTTTTAGGTACCTCCAATATCGGTCACCGATAGCTCACAAGTGTTGGGCGACACCCGAAACACCCCCGCCGTCGCTAGCGCCACAATGGTTAGGGCCCGAGCGCCGGTGGACGCGGCGGTGACCATCATGGCCATACCACCAGCGCGAGCGTTCCCCGCGGCGTCATTTGTGTTCGTCCAGATTCGGGGGGAGCCCATATCCACCCCGTTTAGGGTGGCGATATTGCTCCCCGTAGCGGTCGTCTGGGTGCCCGAGCAATAGGCGGACACGAGATACTTCCGCCCGGCCGTCAGTGTCGGGTTGAGGCTAACCAGGGTGGCGCCACCGCTCGGACAGTCCGTTTGTGCGGCCGGCCCGGTGGCCGAGATCACGAAGCCGCGCGGCGTGCTGGTCGCCACGAGCGGCACCGCCAAGCTCCCCGGCCGGACATCGGTGATGTCGCCGGCCACCACCGCCGCGGCCCCGCCGTGGATCCGTACTTGGGCGAGCGCCACCGCGCCGGGGGGGACGGCCGGCGCCACTTCGCCCCCGGCCGCGGCTTGGGCGCCGGCCACGAACGTCACCACGAAATCGTCCACCGTCCCGCCGTCCAAGTCCTGGCCGTGGGACTGACAGGTAATCAGGTCTATCCGGTTCGTCCCGGACGGCGGCGACGGGTTGAGGTTGACCACTTCGGGGGCGTCCCACGCGCATAGGACGCTCCCGGTGGCGTTGGCGGCGGGGACGGCCACTTGGCCGGGGGCGGCTTGGACGGCCATCCCGGTCCCGGTGGCGGTCACGGCCGCCCCGGTGGAGCGGCCGGACGGCCATAGGGCCCCGATAAGCCGGCGATCCACCGACGCGGCATAAGAGCCGGCTTGGAGCCAAAGCGGTTGAAAGCGGGTCACGGTCTTACCTCCGAGCTAGCGCGTCCACGTCGCGCGCCGTCTTGCGGAATAGGGCGGACAAGTCCACGGCCGGGCGGCCCACCGTCATCTCCACGTCCTCGCCGGCCGTGTCGTCCGATACGGCGAAGCTGAGCCCGAGGACGCGGACGGTGGTGGACACGTCCAGCCGGGGCGGGGAGTAGACCACCAGCGGCACCGTGTCCCCGAGGTTGGGGAAGCCGGGCCGGAACCAGCCGGGGCGGAGCGTGAGGGTGTAGGACGGGACCAGCGCCCCCGCCGTTTGGAGATCACCGTCCGCCTTGTCTTGGAGCGTCCGAGCGATGGTCACGTCCGAGGCGTTATCGGTGGCCATCCACAATCCCACCGGGACGGCCCCCACGTTATTGGCGTCAGCGTTCCACGCTTCCGCGATCAGTTGGGGCGCCCCCTCGGCCCCGCCGTTGTCACCCACCACCCGGATCAGGTTGGCGTAATCGGCGGAGTTGGTGGTCCGGGTGAGCGCGGCCACGGTGGAGCCCCACACCAGCGCCAAGTCCGTCCGGCCCACCCCCCGAGCCCCGTACCACACCCGGAGCCAATCGTGGCCGTCCGTGTCGGCGGCCGGCGCTATGTCCACGTCGAAGCCCCCGATCACGGCGGCCAGGTCGGTGACGAGCTGGCCGATAGCGCTCCCGCCCGTGTAGGTCCGGTCCCGGAGCACCCCGGACTTAGTGGCTCGGGTGGTCCCGTCCGGGTTGACGAGCCGGACGGCCAGCGGGAGCCGGGAGCCGGGATCGAAGCTCACCGGGGGCCCCGAGCCCCCCGGCCCGGCGTTGGTGGACACCACCGTCCCCCGAGCCAAGAGATCGGCCACCATATCGTCCTGGTCCCGTTGGGTGTAGACCAGATCGGCCGCCCCGGTCAGGTAGCGGCGGTTGAGGACGGCCAGATAATCCCACGCGGTGAAGTTGACCACGTGGGAGTCCCCCAACGTGTCCTCCGCGGCGGACACCACCCCCCGGAACATCAGCCGCTCCACCCCGTCCACCGGATCCCACCGCCACGCCATCACGTCCGTCCGTAGCTCTTGGACGAGCCCGGCCGCGGCCGATTGGCCGTCCACGGTGAAAGTGAGCTTGGCCGGCACATTCCACCCGATCTCCAAGCGCCGGGATCGGGCTTCGGTGATCTCCGCTATCCCGGTCGTCCGGGCCGGGGCGTAGACGGTGGGGGAAAAGTCCCGGCGGTGGACGGTGAGGCGCCACCGGGCCCCGGCCTCGTCAAGTAAGGAAACCGTCATACCAAAGCGCTTGGACTTGGCTGGCCGCGCTCGTGGACTCCCCGGCGACGGTGAGCGTGGAGTAATACGGGAGCGTCGGCAGGATCGGCCACACCGATTGGGCCCAATCCACTTGGGCCATCACCGATTGGGACGGATCCCCGTCTAGCCAAGCGGTCTTGGCGGCCGTGTCCACGTCCACGTAATGGCCGGCGCCCACGAGGTAGCCGGCTATGAAAGCGATCTTCGCCGGGGGGCCGGCCGGATCGGATCCGGTGGTGGGGGTGAGCGTGATAAGCGGATTAGTGATCGGGCCCCATAGGCGAAGCAACGGGCGGACCACCACGTCCCCGGCCGAGCGGATCTCCGCCGAGCTGGCCGCACCCCCGCCCACCGGGTAGATCCGATTGTGGGTGAGCGCGTAGCCCCGGCCGGCGATGGTCGAGCTTCCGGCCATCGCCACCGCGGACTTTTGCAGCGGATCGCGGACGATGGGGTCCGCGGCGATCCAAGACAAGTGGATGTCCCGGTTTCGCTTCCCCGACACCGGCCACGTGTAGGCGGCCCCCCGGACCACGGCGAAGCGCTCGGGGGCGCCGGCCCGGTCCAACACGTAGTGCAGTTCCGGCCGGGCGGACGGGACCATGAACGGGGCGAAGCAAGCCCCGATCTCGTCCGGGCTCATGGTCCCCCCGTAGGCCCGGATATCGGCGGACATAGCCCGAGCGCCCATATAGAGCGTCCGGTCCGTGATCCCGTCCGCGGCCGGGTTGTTGCTGGTCACGTCGCGGACCTCGCCCATGCCACCCAAGTCCAGCTCCGTGCACGCGTACCCGGCCAAGTCGTCCTCTAGAGGTAGCGTCCGCTCCCCCATCACCAGCCACGCGCGGCGGGGACACCCCGGCGCGATGGGCGCCGGCTCGGGCGGGGTGACATCCACGAGGGTGATGGCATCCACGTAGTGGACTTCGCCGGGCTGGACTTGCGAGACATACACGTAGAGCTGGACGCACACGGCCTCGGGGCCAACGTCCAGCGTGGCCGCCGCTTGCACCCAAGCCCCGGCGGACTCGGTGACGGTGGGACTGTATTGCTGGCCGAGACTCCGGCTCGCGGCGTCCTTAGGCTCAAAGATGATTAGCACGGGGCGAGTGGACACGGCCGGTTGGAAGGAAGCGGCTACTTGATAGGTGTGGCCGCCATCCACGGGGATGATTGCAAGATAGGCGTAATAGTCCACCACCGTCCCTGCCGAGGACGCCAACGATAGGCAATGGCTCCCGTCCACACCCCGGCCGGCGACATTGGCCAATGTGGCATTAACCCCTATCCAATGGCCAACGGTCCCCCCCTCAAAGCTGGAGTCCTCGGGCCCAATGAGGTTGGCGCTCGTGTCGGCGGCCACGTCAGACTCCGGCGGTGCGGATCTGCCACGCCAGCCGCTTCCCGAAGGTGTCCACGTCCACGCGCTCCCCGAAGTTGGCCGTGTCTATGCGGACGAGCTGGTCCCACCGTCCCCGAGCGGCGGCCGGCGCCGGGGAGATCACTTCCCCGGCGTGGGCGTAGACCAGCCCGGTACGGGTCATCAGCCCCCCGGCGGCCAGCGTGGGGATATGCCACGGGGGCGTCCAATGGAAGGCGGGGATCAGCGTATGGCCGGCCACCTTCACGGCCGGCGTGGAGAGCGAGACTCCGTTGATGATGTTGGCGAAGCCATTCCACGCGGAGCGGAGCGGGCCCAGGATGTTGGATTGGATCCACGAGTAAGCCCGTTGGAATGGGGCGATGATGGCTCCGAACACCCCCGAGATAGCGCCCCCAATCTGGCCGGGGATGGCGGCGAAGCCCCGGACCAGCGGACCTATGAAGGCGTTGTACACGGCATTCCACGCACCCCGGAACGGGGCCACGATGATCCCCACCACCCGGCCGAAGATCCCCCCGAGGATCCCAAGCCATTGGTTTAGCTGAGCCACGATCCCGGACCAGCCCCCGGTGATGGCCGCCTTTATCAGCTTGAAAACGAGGTACCACGGGCCGAGCAAGACAAACAGGATCAGATTCCCCCACCGTTGGAAGAAAGCCACCAGCGCGTTAAAGATCCCCACCAGCCCACTCCAAAGCCATTGGGCTCCGGCGATGATCCCCCGAAAAGCGGCGTTCACAAAGTTCCGGAACCACGCGACCTTTAGGTAGAGGATCACCAACGCGGCGACTACGGCCACGATCCCCACGATTATCAGCCCGAGCGGGGACGCCAGGAAAGTGGAGTTGAGCAGCATCCACGCCAACTTCACCCCGGACACGGCCAGCTTCACCCCCTCTAGCGCCCCCTTGAAGATAGAAACCGCTTTGGACACGGCCAGCGCCGTCCCGGCCAGCGCGATCGCCCCCCCGATCAGCGGCATGAGCCATGAGCTATTGGCGTCCACGAATATGAAAAGCTTGGTTAGGACATCGGAGATCTTGGATATGGCCGGGAGTAGCGCCGTCCCGATGGCCTCCTGAGCGTTACCCCACGCCACGGACATCTTGGCCGAGGACGTGGCGGTGGCCGCGGCCGTGCCCTTCACTTGGGACTCCACGTTTTGGAGCACCACTTTCTGGGCGCCCAAGTGGTTCCCGGTCTTTTCCATGGACAGGATCGCTTGCTTTTGGGCGGCCGTGAAGGTGACACCGGACTTGGATAGGGCGGCCATCCCCTTGACCGGATCCTCCAAAGCCTTGCCAAGTTGGATGGCGTTGGAGTTGAGATCCCCATAGCCGGCCGCGGCCAAGTCGGCGGCCGCGGCGGTGGCACGGTCGAAGATCCCGGCTTGTTGGGCGGACGCGCCGGACACTGAGTGGAAGGTGGCGAGTAGGGCTTGGGCGCCCATAATGGCCTCGTCGTCCACCCCCGTTTGCTTGGACAGCTTCCCGGCGTAGGCTTCCGCGGCGGCGGCGGCGGCCCCGCTAGCGTCCCCCACCCCCTTGAACGTGGACACCAGCCGGTTATGGGCCACGGCGGACTCTTCGGCCGCCTTCACGGTGGTCTTGCCGAAGTCCACGATCTTGGACACCGCGTACCCGGTGGCCACCGCCCCGGCGATCTTGCCGAGACTAGAGCCCGTGGTCTTGGCCGCGGACGTGGTGGTCTTGGCCGCGTCCCCGGTTTTCTTGAACGCGGCCACGGCGGACGTGGCCTCGCCCACGAGCTGAAAGATCAGCTTGGCGGCCATCAGCCCCCCTTGCTCGCGGCGATCTCTTGGAGGATCTCATTGGCGGTCATCATGGCCACCGGATCGGAAAGCCACTCGGTGAAGCTCACCCCGGTGGCCACGGCCAGCTCCACCGCTAATCGTCCGTATCCACCAGCCGGGTAGGGTCCAAGCCGGGCGGATCCTCGTCCATCTCGTCCAGCTCGTCCCCGCCGTCCAGCTCGTCCACAAACTCCCGGAAGGTCTTGGCGGCCGGGTGGTCCGGGTATTGGCGGCGGAGCGCGGACCACCACACGCGCATCCCGAGCTCCACCGGGGAGTTAAGCGGGGACTGGCCTATCCCCCGCTCCGCGTTGAGCTGATCCCCGGCGCGGGTGGTGATCCGGACGCGCTCCCCGTTAAGGGTTAGCTCCACGGTGGTGTTAAAGCTAGGCACCGTGCACCCCGTCGCATAGCTTTTGGCCGGCGTCCTCCAACGCTCGGGACCATTGGGGCTCGGAGTGCTCGGCGGCCGGGTACACGAACGGATCCCGGCCGATGTTGTGAGCGGGCCGGCCCCAATGGATCGGCACCGCGTACACCAGCGGGGACGTGATGGTGTCACGGCCGGAGATGAATGATCCGGCCAGCCGGCCCGTCCGCCGGGGAGCGGTGGACGGGATCCGGCCGGCGATGATCCGGGCGGCTTGGGTGGTGTCGAGCGTGGGGAGCGCCTTGGCGGCCGCGGCGAGGGTGGCGGCCAGCTCGGCGTCCCCCACCACCCGGACTTGGGTGGCCACTAGGCGGCCACCGTGGCGCGGGCCGATTGCGTCCCGGCCGCGGGGGTGAAGGTCGGCTTCTCTTGGAGATTCCACACGAAATCGGATGTGATCCGCTTGTTAACGTCCCCGCCGTAAGTCTCGGCCGGGATCTCCACTTGGAGCGTCCCGGTGATGACGGGGGATCCGGTGGCGTTGGGGGTGAAGGTGTAAGGCACGATCTCTAGATCGTGGGCCCACACGTATTGGATGATCCCGCCCGTGGCCTCGTCCACGTCGAAGTCTTGGACGAAAGTCCCCTCCAACTTGTGGCCGTCGAGCTTGCGGGGGGCGGGCTTTTGGTCGCCACATAGCACCGTCACCGGATCCCCGTCGTCCGAGTAGGCGGACGTGATCCGGGCGTTAGTGATCTGGCAAGACATATCCAGCTCATTCGCGATGTCCCCGAGGGTGAGCGTCCCGGACATCAGCCGGCTTTCGTTAATCATCAGCGATTACCTCCGTCATGGTCACTAGATAGCTTGGGTGGGTGTTCGGCCCGAGGACGTAAGCGCCGGGGGTGGCGTCCTCCAACGGGTACACGGACGCGATGGCGTCCACGAGGGTGTCCAGCGCGGCCCACGTGGTCCGATCCCCCCCGGTGGGCGCCCCGGCGATGGCGTGCAGCGTCCACGTGGCCGTGTAGCCACACCCCACGTCATACACACGGCGGGGTGGGACCACGAGGACGGCCGGGGGGTTGAGCGCGCCGGGGTCGGTGGTGGCACGGATCCCGGCCGCCCGGAGCTTGTCGCAAATGGCCGCGGCCGCGGCGGAGCTGGTCACCCCAACACCATCTCCGTCCACGGGCCGAGCATTTGTCCTATGTCGGCGTCATAGCTAAGGATCGTGGCCGTCCCCATATCGGAGACACCCACCACCCCGTCCGGCGAGTTTCGCCGGCTTAGTAGCCGGTTGGTCAGCAACAAGCCGGCTTGGACGCACATGGCCGGCACCGGGAGCGGTTGGCCGTCCTCGTCCAACGTGAAGCCGGCCGGGGCCCGTAGCTCCACCGCTTCCATCGTGGCGTCCACGGCCGCACCAATGGCCGCATCATCCGCGGTGTCCGCGGCGTCTATCCGCGCCCACGCTTTATACGTGTCGGTGGTGAGCCACGCGGGCCCCGGCCACATGGGCTTAGCTAGCCGTCCGCTTGGAAGCGCCGGACGCGCGCTCGGGCTCGGGAGTCCCCCCGGAGTCGGCGGCCAGCGGGAGCAACGTGGAGGTTATCTTGGCGAATTGCATGGGGTCCACGGCGGCCGCGGCCCACATTCCGATCACCCCAACGTTGTATCCGGCCACCCCCACGTCCACCACGCTGAGCTGGACGGGAGCCCCCGGAGTCTCGTAGAACTCGGCTTGATCGGACGGGCCCACAAGGAAAGCGTTGGGGGCTATGTAGGGGTCCACCACCGGGCGGAGCCCCCCCACCGAAGAGATGTTCCCCACTTGGTCCGCGGTCCCATAGGCGTTGGCCGGCCCGAGGTACGGGAAGAGCGGCCGGCCGTTGCCATCGGTGAGGCTCGCCAAGAGCCCGTAAGCGGTCAGCCCGAGCCACACCGTATCGGGAAAGAGGTTCTCTTCCCCGTTGGTGGCGCACATCACCGCCGCGTCCGCGATGGCTTTCGCCAACGTCCCGGCCGTCCCGTCCCACGCAACCGCTTGGGTCACGTTGGCCAGCATCCCCCCGAAAGCGTCAGCGTCGGACTTGCGGCCGTACACCCCCACGAGATCGGAAAATATGATGTCCAGCGCGGACGGGGCGGAGCGGTTGGCCAGCTCCCACGACACGTCCACCCCCCCGGCGTAGGACGAAAGCGGGATCTTGACGAGATCCAACGTGAACGCTCGCGAGGTAACGGGGCCCTTCTCGGTATGGGGGCCCACGTCCGTGTGTTGGGAGATATGCGGCCGTTGGACTTCCATCCCCACCGGGGGGAGCGTGGGCTTGGTCATGGCGTCCACGGACGGCCGAGTCCCGAGCCACGTCCCCAACACGTCCCCCGTCACTTGGGGCGGGACCAGCCCCGGAGTCTGAGCGGTGGTCACGTCCGCGAGCGCTCGGGTGAAGCGGGCGGACTCCCCCACGTCCCCATGCTTGGTCCGCATATAGCCCATGACGTACTCGCCGGGGGTGCGGTACGGGAACGGGGTGGGCCCGGCCAGCGGGGCGGACTCGGCGCCCCGGCCGCCCGTGATGCGGCCCATCATCTCGCCGGCCCGAGCGTCCAGCTCGGCCCGCTCCACGAGTAGCCCGAGCCGGGAAGTCTTGGCCTCGGCCTCGGAGCGAAGCTCGTCCCAAGTGGTTTGCTCTATGTCGTTAAGGGTGTCGCGCTGGTCGGCCACGGCCCCGGCCTCTATGGCGTTCATCCGGCCGTGCAGCTCATCTATGGACTGACGCAACACGTCCACGAGGGTGATTGGCATACGTGATCCTTTCTCACGAGTGGTGGTGTTCTCACTCGGGTGGATCACGTAGCCCGGTGGTGGCCGCCCGTGGGGGGCTCCGGCCGGCGTCCGGCCCGTCAAGCCGGGAAGGTTACGCGGTTACGCGGCCCGGAGCGTAACTTTCGCCCAACTCGGCCCCGAAGCTCCCCCCACGTTGCCCCCTAAGCCCCGCAAATCGCCGGGATGGGTGAAAGCCCACGGATCTGACCAGGACTTTCGCGATCCGCTTACCATGTGCTGGTAAGTGGCGCTAGTTACGGTCCCGATCCCGTGGGCGCCGGCCGAACACGGCCCACACCAGCGCGGACACCGTGGCGGCGAGTCCTCCGAGCCCGAATCCAAGCGCGAGCCACTCCCCCGCGGTGAGGGTGGACACGTCACCGGGTGGAGATGGCCGGCCCGGACGGGGTGGACGGCGGATCGGTCCCCGAGCTGGCCGGCCGGGTGGTGGCCAAGAGCCGGCCGAGATCCTCCCGGACGCGCTCGGCGTGGCCGGAGTTGAGCCAAGACCACCATTGGGCGGCCACGTCCAACGGGACCACCACCGCGTCCGCCCGTGGACCGCTCATGGCGTCCCCAATCTGTCGATAGGAGGCGATCCGACGTAAGCCTTGAGAATGTCGGGCCAGCGCGCGTCGTCGTCGCTGATCTGCGGATTCATCCGCACGCAACGCACGAAACAAGCGAACATCTCCGCGCTGGTCGGTTCATAATCGGCGTTAGGGGTCACCGTCGCGACACCCGGCCCCATCGGTCCGTGTACCCGGTGCGGATCTCGTGGAGCCGGCCCCGCTCGGCGGTGAGGTTGGCCAAGCTCGGATGGCGCTCGGTGGCGGCTCGGAGCCCGTGGACTCCGGCGTCCTCGTATGCGGGGAAGTTGCACACCGACACTTCCCGGAGGATCACTTCGCTCCGCTCGTGAAGATCGCGGAGCGATTGGGGGGTCCGCTTGTCGCCGGCCGTCACCCGGTGGGACACGGGCTCAAACCCGATGCTGAGCCCCGATAGGGCGTCATCCGCGACCAGCGCCAATACCTCGTCCGCTTTGGGGGTGGCGGAGAGATGGAAAGCGGCGTGGAGCCCGTCGTCCTCTTCGGTTAGCTCGGTGGCGGCCCCAATGGGGAGCCCCCGGCGCTCGTGGGACACCAGCAACGGGACGGGGTGGCGGCGCTCGCGGATGGTCTTGGCGAAGCTCCCCTTGCGGAATACCTCCGTGTAGTCGTCCCACCAATCGGACACGTCTATCTCCACGTCGTACGGGACGGCCAGCCCGAAGAGCGTCCGGCCGTCCCCCTCGGGCTCGCCGGCCTCGTGGCGGAGCGTCAAGCGTTGGGCGTAGACGTGGGTAAGCGTCCGCGACACGGGGGCGAGGGTGGGGGAGCTGGTCACGGGGCGATACCTTCCACGAGATGGAGCGGCCGGGATAGATCCTCCGGCGAGCCCGGAGCCGCCCCGCTACTCGAGGAGGCGGGGGCGACGGGGACGGCCGGGTGGGGGGTGGACTCGGCCGGGCCCCCCTCGGACGGGAAGCCGGCCAATGTCCGGGCTTCCCCGAGCGTCACGATCTCGGCCCCGTAGAGCGATACGGCGGCGGTGGCTCGGGTCATGGTGTCGGCCCGGAGTAGGGCCCCGGTCCAAAACTCGGCCGTGTTGCCGCGGGGCAGGCATTGGAGCGTTATTTGTTGCTCCAACGGGGCCAGCAATCTCATCATGGTGGTGGAGATGAACCGGCCAAACTCGGACTCGGCGTTGGTGTAGGTGTGGCGCTGAGTCTCTATCCCCAAGAGGAACGGGGGGACTCCGAGGATCATGGCCACCATTTGGGCGTCCCATTGGCGGGCTTGGACGAGTTGGGACTTGTCGGCGTCGGTGGCCAACGGTTGGAACGTGGTGGACGGGGGGACCACCACCGGGACACGCGTCCCCGACACCGCGGCCATCCACTTGGTCTTTAGCTCGGTGGCTTGCTCTTGGGTGAGGTTGGGCCGGGTGTCGGTGATGACACCGGACGGGACGGCCGATTGGGTGAAGTATTGGCCGGCGTAGGCGTCGGCGGCGAGGGCGGCCCCGATGGCGCCGGCCATGTGGGGGAGGACTCCCCGCCCGGTCAGCTCCCCCGAGCGCTTGTCTATGGCCACGTGGAAGATCCGATCCGCGGGGAGCGGCTCGTCCACCCCCTCCAACGCGTAGACGGGTTGCCACGTGTCGGGATCGCGGGCCACGCTCACCGTCGTCACGTCCAGCGGGATCAGCGCGGACGGCCACCCGGTGGAGTCCAGCGGGCCGATCACCGCGGCGTAATTCCCGTAGAGCAAGATGTCCGACACGTACTCGTCCACGAAATCGGCGGGGGTCCGGTTGGGGCCGGGCGCCGGGTTGGCGATCACCGCGGCCGGGGGGTCCACGATCACGTCCCCCCGCCGTTGGCGGAGCGGGAGTTGCATGGCCACCCCCGAGATCAGCCGCATCCCGGCCGTGAGCGCCGGCACCCCACGCGCCTGCCACTCCGACACGTAGGGGGCCCACGCGCCCCCCCCGGCCCCGTACCATCCCCCGGCTTGGTCGATGAAGGATTGCTCCCACGCGCGGCGGACCAGCTCCGGGAAGCCCTGGCCGGCTTGGATCCCCGACGCGGCCCCACCCCCGGCGCCGGCCCCGAGCGGAGCGCCGGCTGACGCTCCCGGCTTGCTCCACGGCCATCTCACGCCATAAGAGCGTACTTCGCTCCGAGGGGCGGCCCGTAGGATCGTTCCTAAGCCCCGCAAACCGTCCGGACGGATCCTCGTCCGTCCCGGCCCCGGAGCGGACCAGCGGCGGCCAGCGGGACACCAGCGGCGGGGATCTGGGCGGATGCTCCACCCGGCGATGTTCCACGTGGCGCGCGGTCCACCGCGCGGCCGGCCGGGTAGAGCTAGGGGGTGGACACCACCCAAACCGTTGTCTTGTTGGTGGAGGTTGGCGTGATCGCGCTGGCCTCGTTGCTCCGGATGATCGGCCGGCCGGGTTAGCCTCGTCCGCCTTGCGGAGCTTGCGGGCTCGGGCCCGGTGGTCAAGCGCCGGGATCCGGGTCCGCAATCTAGAACGCGGTCCACTCGGCCACGTCGGCGGCGGCCGGGTGGGCGAGCCCCCACGTGGCGGCGGTGGCGGCGATCACCGGGGCGATGGTCACCACCGCCCCCCGGCGATACCACACCCAACCCCCGTCCCCCGAGTCCCGGCCGGGCGCCACTTCGGCCGCTCGGGCTAGCGCCGGGTGGGTGCCAACGCGGATCCGCCCCTCCGTGATGGCGGCCAGCCACCCCGAGCAAGCGGCCGGCCAGTCCCGGCCCCGGATCGGGAGCATGGGGAGCCCGGCCGTGGCCAGCTCGTCCGCCACGTCCAAGCCGGGGGAGTCGGCCGGGTAGGCAACGGCCACCGGGTGGCGCCGGCCGGCCAGCTCGGCGACACGCTCCGCCATCCACCCCGTCCCCGGCTTATGCTCCACGATCTCGCACCGGAGCCCGGACAGATCCCGCCAAGCCACCGCCACGCTCCCGGCCGAGCGGTCGCGGGCACAGTCGAAGCCGAGCGCCACCCGAGCGCCGGCCGGGACGGTGGTGATGGGGGCGGCGGCCGCGGCCGCCCACCGTCCGGGCGGGATCTTCGGGGCGGCCGCCACCCCCATCCCGTCCGGCCAGCGGTTGCCATAGGCCCGAGCGAAGCCGGCCGGCCCCAACTCGTCCAGCGCGGCGCGCATTTGGGGGGCGCCAATGCTGATCCCGTAGGCCGGGTGGAACTGCTCCCACGAGCTGGCCGCGGCGGGATCCAGCTCGTCCGGGCAGCTCCACTCAAAATATGCGATCCCCTCCCGGCGCCCCTCGGTCACGGCCGCCCGGCCCCGCTGGACGATCTCCCAAAGCCACAACGACGACTCGTCCCCGGCCGTGGACAGCTTCCACACTTGGGCCCCCGGCCGGGTGGCTTGGGTGGGGACTATGGCCTGATCGAGTTGGCGGCCCCGCTCCAACTCGTGGGCCCAACACTCGTCCACGATCACGAGATCGGATTGCTTGGAGTGGAGCGCGGCCGGGAGCGGGGCGAAGATCCGGAACATGCTCCCATTTGGGTAGGTCACCCCCTCGGATCCCTGAGCGCGGCGGAGCTTGGCCACGTTCTTAAGCGGGGAGCTGGCCAAGCCGGGGGCGTGTTCGTTCAAGAGCCAATCCCGAGCGATCTCCCGAGTCTGGGCCGTGTACCACACCCGGCGCCGGGGCCGGTAGAGCGCTCGGTGTTCGGCGTTGATCCCCGCCACGGTGGTCTTGGAGCTTTGGCGGGGGACGGTTATCACCACCGTGGAGTAAGCGAAGAGCCCGTCCGCGTCCACTTCGTTGGCCACGTCCACCACGTAGCGGGCCCACGGCATCAGCGGCCACCCGAGCGCTTCCGCGGTGTAGGCCACTTGGGGCCCATACGTGGCGCGGCTAGGCGTCGGGCTCGTGGCGAAGCGTGGGGGCGGATATTCCCGCGACGAAAGCGGCGAAAGGATCAAGCGGCCCCGCCACGCTCCCGGCCAGCCCGTAGGCCACCCGTAGCTCCAAGTAGCGGGGGATGATCTTGGCGCCGGCCTCTATGTCGCCGGCCTCGTCCGCCCGGTCCACGAGATGGGCGGCCGCCCGAAGCAAAGCCCGAGCCCCCTCGGGGACATCGTTGTCCCCCGTGTCGCGAAGCTCGGCGTTTAGCGCTCGCTCCACCCGGCCGGGGACACGCTTGGGGGCCCGTTGTGAAGCGTCCGTTACAAACAAGCGGGGATCCTCGGGCCCGTTCCGAGGCTTTCGGGGACGGCCGGCCACTATCGGCGTTCATCCGGGCTTTGTATCCGTATTTCGGGGATCCGGGGGGGGAAAGCCTTGACAGATGTCACGGGAGCTCTTGGCGCCGGGAAAGAAACGGGCCCCCGCTTTCGGTTTAGGCA